GAGCGCGCGCCGTCGAAGGGTTCCGTCCAGTTCGGAACGAAGGCTCTCATCACCAGCCTGACCAATGACGCCCTGGGTTCTGCTGGCGATCTCATCATCCCGGATCGGCAGGACGGCATCGTCGCTCCCCCTCAGCGCCGGATGACGGTGCGCGATCTTCTGACGCCGGGCCGCACGGCGTCCAATTCGATCCAGTATGTGCAGGAAACCGGCTTCGTAAATAATGCCGGGACGGTCGCAGAAGGCGCGCAAAAGCCGCAATCTGACATCAAGTTCGATCTGCTCACCAAGCCCGTGGCGACGGTTGCCCATTGGGTGCAGGCGTCCAAGCAAATCCTTGCTGATGCGCCGATGCTGGAAAGCTATATCGACGGGCGGCTGCGCTACGGCCTTGCCTATGCTGAAGAGCTTCAGCTGCTGAAAGGTGACGGCACCGGCACCAATCTTCTCGGGCTGATCCCGCAGGCAGTTGCATACAGTCCGCCGCTGACGCCTCCGGCAGACGCCACGATGATCGACATGTTGCGCTACGCGATGTTGCAGGCCGTCCTGGCCGAATACCCCGCGACCGGTCATATCCTCAATCCGATCGATTGGGCACGGATCGAAACGACCAAGACGACCGACGGCGCCTACATCATCGGCAATCCCGCCGATGGTGCAGAGCCGCGCCTGTGGCGCCTCCCTGTTGTCGAAACCCCTGCAATGACCGTCGACAAGTTTCTGACCGGGGCGTTCAAGCTCGCCGCTCAGATCTTCGATCGGGAAGACGCCAATGTGGCGCTCAGCACGGACGATCGCGACAATTTCATTCGCAACCTTGTCACGATCCTTGCGGAAGAGCGCCTGGGCCTCGCGGTCTACCGCCCTGAAGCCCTTGTGTACGGTGATTTTGGCAACGTCACCTGATTAGGCGGGAGGGTGGCAGCCGCCACCCTCCTTTTCAAACCGCCGTGTGCGGCCGTTCGGAAAGGAGAAATGAAATGCCCATCATTCGTGTGAAGCGGGATTATTGCGGGGAGGAAGGCACCGGTCCAGACAAGGACGTGCTGGCAGGCTCCGAACATAGCGTGACCCGCGCTCGCGCCGCCGCTTTGAAAGCCAATGGTCTGATCGAGATCATCAGCGATGAGGCGCACCCTGATGACGATGCATCCGAACTGCGGACGGATGGCCCCACCATCGCCGAATATGTCGCGGCGGGATACCCCGCCGCTGCCTATCCGCCGATCGGATATGCCTCGCGCAGCACGGCCGAAGAAATTGCCGACGCTGTTGCAGCGGCCATGACTGTTAAGCCGGAGAGTGAAATGCAGGACGAAAAAACCGCTGCCCCCGAAACCAAGGCTGCTCCCAAGCCGCGCAACAAGGCGGACAAGCCTGCGGAAAACAAGGGCGAATAATGCGCGTCGTCGTCGTCAATGCGCCCGATCCTGTGGTGTCATGGGAAGAGGCGCAGGCCCATTTGCGGCTAGACGGCGATGCCGAAAAGGCCGTGGTGGAGGGCATGATTGCCGCTGCCACGGCTCATATCGATGGCCCGTCAGGATGGCTGGGCCGTGCCATAGGTATGCAGGAACTGGAAGTACGCTTCAGCCTGTGTTTTCACGGCCGTACACTGCGCTTACCATATCCGCCCGTGGCAGAACTGATCAGCGTCAAATATCTGGGCGCGGACAATGTCGAGCGTACCGCCGACATAGAAGATTTCGACCTTTTTGATGGCCAGTTAGGGCCTGAAGGGTCTGAGTGGATTTGGCTGGGCGGGTCGATGCGCGAAGATGCTGGGCGCATTCGTTATCGCGCTGGCTATGCGGAAGTACCGGCAGCAATCAAAGCAGCCGTACTGCTGATGGTCGGTGACCTGCATCGCTTTCGATCATCGGCCTCCGACATGAACATCACACCGACTTCGATCCCCATGGCCGCAGGTGTCAATGACCTGTTGCAGCCGTTTCGGGTGTATGCCCGATGACGCTAGACCCTGGCACCCTTGATCGCCGCATCGACATTCAGCGGCCGATCGCTGACGACAGCTTTGACGGCGCTGGCGCTGGCAAATGGGAACCGGTGGTTACGGTTTGGGCAAGCGTGAAGGATGCGTTGCCCAGTCGCGCAGAGAAACTGGCAGATGGCATCAATATGTCGGCCCGGCCTGCGCGAGTTCGGATGCGCTACCGCGATGATGTGACCACCGACATGCGGTTCGTGATGGGCGACCGGATCATGCAGATCGTCTCCGGCCCCGCCGAGCTGGGCCGTCTGGAGGGGCTGGAATTCATGGTCGAGGAATATCGGCCAGCGGGCAACCCGGCCTGATATGGCCTCGCTGAAGGGAAAGGACGCGCTCCGTCTCTACCTCTCACGGCTGCCCGAGCAATTTCTACCGCGCGTCCTTCGGGGCGCAGCGCGGGCTGCTGCCACAGTCGTGGCCGATGAGGCTAAGCTACGATCTATCTCCGATGACGTATCGGCCGCGATCAAGGTCCGAACCAAGCTAGAGGATGGTAAAGTGGTCGGGCGGATTATCGTGGCCATGGGCCGCAACAATCTGCCTTTGTGGCTGGAATATGGGACAGACCCACACTTCATCACCGTCGACGACGGTCAGCGCGGCGGGCTTGGCATCAAGCGCATCAATGCGAAGGTTGGTGAAGCCAAAGGTCAGGGGTCGCTGGTGATTGGCGGCAAATTCGTCGGAACCACTGTATTTCATCCCGGCGCGCAGGCGCACCCCTTTTTGCGCCCTTCACTAGACATCAAGGAGGCCGAAGCCATGCGCGCGGCGCAGCATTATATTTCGACCCGCGTGAAACGTTCCGGCATCGTCGGGCAAGACGCCGGTGATGATGCATGACCGGCGCGGACATTATCGGCGCACTGCTGACTGCTAATTCCAATGCCACGGATATGTTTGGCAAAAACATCAAAGAAGACCGTCTGCCCGAAGGCGTCAACCCGCCAGTATTGCTGGTCCGCACTGTCAGTTCAGTCGATCGCCAGCCCCTGACGCGCGGGCCGCTCGTGCGCCAGACGGACAGGGTCGCAGTCATGGTTCGCGCTGTCAGCGTCAAAGAGCGAAAGGCGGCCATAAAGCTTGTCCGTGCCATCTGCGCCGGTCGCACTGGCGACATAGGCGGCGGCCTGTCCGTATCCATTCTGACCGCCGGTCTAGGGCCAAGCCTTAACGGACCGGGCAACAGCTTCGAACAGACACAGGATTTTCGCGTCAGTTTCGACGCGGAAGCGTGAAAGCAGGAGGTTATCATGAGTGACAAAAAGGTGAGCGCTTTTGTTGTGCGCGATTTCAATGATGCGGGGACCAGCGAACGCTTTACCGCCGGATCGATAGCGGAGATCAGCGAAGGCGCGTTCGGCAACTACAGCGCCGCTGGTCTGGTCCGCGCTCCGACCGCCGAAGAAAAGCCGCCTGCCAAGGGTGACGCCCCCAAGAAGTAATTGATTTCGTCCGCCCGCGCGGACGGTTTTGCCGCCGGATCGACCGGCACCCCATATCAACAGGAGATTATCATGGGTTCATCTACCGCTGCGGGTTCGACGATCCATATATCGGCTGCGCTCCCCGCGACTGAAGACGTTACGGGCTACAGCGCCCTTACTTTCACCAAGATCGGAGGCGTTGAAAGTATCGGCGCGCTGGGCGCAGCGACCGGAGTGGTCAATTTCCAGCCCCTCGATGGGCCTATGGAAAAGCACAAGGGGTCGACCAATTATGGGTCGTTGCAGCCCGCAATGGCGCTGGACGACGAAGATGCCGGTCAAACGCTTGTGCGGACGGCGTCAGATCCAAGCAACAATGCGCTTTACGCCATTCAGGTCATTTACCCCAATGGCAAGAAACGCTGGTCGCAGGGCCGCGTGTTCGGCTTCCCTGAAAACACGGGCAATGCCGATAGCATCATCATGGCGAACCCGACGATCGAACTCAGCAAGAAGATCGTGAAGTCCGCCTAAATCCCTAGTTTCTGGCCTGTCGGCCGGTCCATGCGCATCGGCCCGCCCCGCTCATCGCGGGTGTCGGGGCGGGTCGGTGCACCTTCCCGCGAAAGGAAAATCTACAATGTCCGGTTATGATATCATGCAGCAGGCGGTCAGCGATACCGCGTCCATCCACATCAAAGGGGCGGATGGTCAGTTGCTCTTCGCGCCCGACGGTCAGCCGGTGCGCATCGTGGTCTATGGCCCCAGTTCGAAAGCGCACGCCGATGTCGACGCGCGCCAGACCAACAGGTCGGTCAAGCGCATGCAGGATAATGATGGCAAGGTAGCCGCCGTCACCGCTGAGCAGCGCAATGGCGACAGGGCGGACGACCTGGCCGACATCACCGTGAGTTTCGAGAATCTCGAATACAAGCCGGCAGGCGATGCGCAGGGCCGCGAACTGTTCCGCGCGCTCTATGCCGATCCCAAGCTGGGCTTTATCCCCGAACAGCTGCTGAAAGCGGTCCGCGACTGGGGAAATTTCAAGAGCGGGTCAGGCGCGAACTGACCCTATACGTCCGGCAGATGGCGTGGCTTCATGCCACGCCCAAGCCGCCGGACGGTTCGATCCGAGCCAAGATGACGGGCTTGCCAGCGCTGGTCAGTCGTATGGAACAGGCGATGAAAAGCGGGGTAAGGCCCAAGATGCCGCCCAATCCGTTGCCCCATGTGATCGACCGTCTGGTCGAAATGGGGCTGACGGAAGCTGCTGGCATGGGGACGGTAGCCATCAGCTGGCAGACACTGGCGGCGTGGTCGAGCATGACCGGAATTGTCCTGGCGCCATGGGAGGCGCGTCTGATCCGCACATTGTCCGCCGCCTATCTGGCAGAAAGCCGGGGCGCAGAGAGTGAGAATTGCCCGGCGCCGTGGCGGCCGATCGCTGATGAGCATGACCGGCATGTCGAGCAATGTGCGCTCGAAGCGGTTTTGGGTTGAATATCGAGTTTAGCGGCCGTCGGGATAGTCCCGGCGGCCTTTTTGTCGTGAGGTCGAGGCATGTCCGATAGTGAAGTCCCGACCCTGGAGGCGGGATTTACCATCAATCCCGAAGCGTTTTACGCTGAACTCGAACAGATGATGCGCGTGTTCGACAGTGCAGAACAGCGCATATTGCTGGACGCGAAGCGCATTGAGGATGCCACCGGCGGCATGATGAACTTGACCGGTGCGACCAAGCAGATCGAGAGCTTCGGTAATATCGCCACGCGTTCGGGGCGTGACGTCGCGCTGACCAATGGTGCTATCGAGCGCAGCGGCGAAGCGTTGATCAAGCAGCTGGAACGCCAGAATGCGACCTTTGGCAAATCCCGCGACGAAATCCGCTCACTCAAGGTCGAGGCGGCCGCGCTGGCGGCAGAACAGCAAGGCCTGACCGACCTGGCCCACCGGCTTCGTTCTGAGGAAGCTGCACTGTTCGACCAGCAGTTTGCGGCGACCCGTCGCGCCAGTCAGGAAGCGGAGGCACTAGCCGAAGAGCGGGCACTACAAGCGCGGCAGGCAGTAGCCGCCGCCGAAGCGGAAGATCGCGCCTTGAAGCAGGCCGCGCTGGCGCATCAAATGTTCGAAGCGCGCGTTCGGTCGGGCCTTCAGGCCATGCGCGAAGAGGATGCTGTCCGCAAACAGGCGGATCGTGATGCAGAAACCCAACGCCTGATGAGAGAGGCTGCCGCAGCAAAGCAGCTGGCAGATGAGCATAACCGTCTGGCCGACATGGTGCGCGGGTCTCACGCCGCCCAGATGGCAGACGCTGACGCGGCCGAACGGCTGCGCATGTCAACCGATCCGCTCTATGCTGCTATGAAGCGCGTGAATGAAGAGATCGCGGAATCCACACGTCTTTACCATGTCGGCATGACCGCGCCGGAAGAATATGCGCGGCAGCAGCAGGTTTTGGCGGGCCGGATGCAGACGTTGGGGACGGCTAATGATGTCGTCGGGCAGCGCACAAAGCTGGCACGCCATGAAATGTTGAACCTAGGCTATCAGCTGAACGATCTGGGCGTCCAGTTTGCCATGGCGGCCCAGAGCAGCGATCCCCTGCGCATGGGCCTGATGGCCGTTTTGCAACAGGGATCGCAGATCGGCCAGATCAGCGCGCAGGCCGGTGTCGGCATTGGCAGCATGACCAAGCAAGTGCTGGGGGCTGCTGGCGGGTTCCTAATGGCGCACCCCGCCATATTGGTGACTGCCGGTGCGATCGGCGCTGCCAGCTTCGCGTTCAAAGGGTTCACGGATACGCTGGAAAAGCGGGCGCCAGTGGACGACTACATCAAGTCTCTTGGCCTGACCGCTGAAGAGGCCGCAAAGCTGACGGACAAGCACGTCACGCTGGGTGATGCGGCAGGTGCGGCGTGGGATGTCATTCGTAAAGGCCTTGGCCTCAGCGATGTCTTCAGCACGCTCGACGGGTGGGTCAGTCACAGCGCTATGTGGCTGTATGGTCAATTCAAAACCGGCGTCGCCTCGACATACGCGGCTTTCAAGGCCGGTTATGATAACATCGGCTTTGTCTGGAAAAACCTGCCCGCGCTCGTTGGTGATGCCGTTCTGCTTGCCGCCAACCTGACCATCAGTCGGGTCCAGAATCTCGTCAACGATGTCATATCGACTCTCAACTGGCTGGCGAAAAAGTCGAATGATATCTTTGGCACTGACTTCGGTCAGATCGGCAAGATCGACCTGACCCGTTACCAGGCGGAATATAGTGCGACGGGTCAGCAGCTTGGTAAAGCGATGGGTGCCTCGTTCAATAGCGCCTATGCCGATGCGATGGCTGTCTTCGATACGGTCGAAAATGCGGCCATCAGCAACCGCAATACGCGACTGAAAAAGCAGGCTGACGACCTCATTGATGACCGCAAAAAGAAGTCCACGAAGGCCGCAGATGATGCTGCGAAAGAGGCCGCAAAACTTGAAGAGTGGCTGTCTGGCCAGCGCCTGAAGGCACAGGGCAACGTGTGGAAACTCGCGCAGGAGGCTGAACAGCGCAATCTCAAATGGAAGCTGGACGGGCTGACTGTCGGCGAACAGCTGTTGAAGCAGGAAGAGGAAGCCGCCCGCTTGCGCAAGATGGCGGCGGAAGCTGAAGAATATAAGCTCGGCCTATACCTTCAGCAACTGAACGCGATGCAGCAGATGGGTGGCATTGCCGGTGATGTGGCAGGTGTCCTGGGCGGACTTGCCACCGGTGATTTCGGGCGGGTGCCGGGTCGTGTCGGGCAGTTGCTGGACGGCATCAGCCTGAGCGTGGGCAAGGATGGCTGGAAATTGGTCACCAACAAGCTCGACAGCATCTTCGGGACCAGTGGCGAAGGCAGTTTCGCACGGGTCATGCAGAAAACCTTCGCTGCCGGTGGCGTTGGCAATCTGGCCGGGTCGATGGTGCTGGGATCCAGTGGGAACAATATCGGAAGCTTTGCGGGCGGCGCGATCGGCGAGAAGATTGGCGAGAAGTTCCTGACCAAAGCACTTGGCGGGCTTGGCGACTTCGCCGGGCCGCTGGGTTCGATCGTCGGCGGTGTGTTGGGCGGTGCGCTAGGCGGCCTGTTCAGCAAGGCGAAGTGGGGGACATCTGTCGTCACCGGTCAGGACGCGAACAGCATTTCGACCAGCGGTAACAAGGCCGCCTATCGATCAAATGCAGGGCTGGCGTCGGATTCCATCCAGAGCGGCTTGCAGGCCATTGCTGACCAACTGGGCGTCGACGTCGGCGGCTATAATGTGTCCATCGGACAGTATAAGGGGAATTGGCGGGTTTCGTCGGCCGGTCGATCAGGCAAGCTCAAGGGCAAATATGGCGACGTTACCGATTTCGGTAAGGACGGCGCGGAAGATGCGATCCGCTGGGCTATTGCCGACGCGGTGAGCGACGGTGCGCTGCTGGGCCTGCGCGCGTCGACGCAGCGGCTGATGCAGGGCGGTGCGGACGTCGAAGCGCAGCTTGCCAAGGCTTTGCAGTTCGAAGGCGTGTTTTCGGACCTAAAGCGCATGACCGACCCGGTGGGCTATGCGATCGACCAGCTAGACAAGGATTTTGCCCAGCTGCGCAAGACGTTCGAACAGGCTGGCGCGTCGGCTGAAGAATATGCGCAGTTGCAGCAGTTGTATGACCTGAAGCGAGTCGAGGCGCTGAAGGAGGCGAATGCGGAGGCCGAAAGCCTCATCCGCGACCGGCGGACGCTCGAGGCCCGGATCATGGAATTGCAGGGCAAGACCATGGAATCCGTCAGCGCCATGCGCGCCATTGAACTGGAGCAGATGGAGGCCAGCCTTCGCCCATTGCAGGAGCAGGTGTGGGCGCTGGAAGACGCGCAGGAGGCCGCCGCTGCGGCCCAGCAGCTGCGCGATGCGTGGAAGTCTGTCGGTGACGGGATCATGAATGAGGTGAACCGCATTCGTGGTGTCGACGATGCCAGCGGCGCGGGCGGCTATGTAGCTTTGCTGGGCCGCTTCAATGCGACGTCGATCGCGGCGCGCGGCGGCGATCAGGACGCCGCGTCCGAACTGGTCGGGCTGTCTCAGTCTCTGTTGGAGGCGGCTGCACAGACGGCCACCAGCAGGCAGGAACTGGATCGGATCAAGGCGCAGACGGCCGCCAGCCTTGAAGAAACATACAAGCTAATCAATGGTCAGGCATCCGCATCGGCAAGCGGTCGGCCCTCTTCGACTATGATCAGCGGCGGGCCGGAGGCTGCGACATTGGCAGCTGCGCTGAAAGTGGCGCAGGCATCGAGCTTGCCCGCGACCAATGACAATCTTGCGTCGGAGTTGAA